AGAAAAGCCCCGGCTGGAATGGCCGGGGCTGGGAGGGGTTAGATATTCACAGTTGCGTATGTGCTTGGAATATTCTCAATGACGATATTTACTGAAGTTGACCCCTCCCCGCCTTGGCTTGTTACGTTGTTGGTTAATTCTTGGTTTTGGCCGAAAATCTCAAGCAGTATACCTACGTCGCTGGTGGAATTACTAGTCCAATTAGGAGATGCTTTCAATGTGAAACGGCCTATTGTGTTTTGATAAATCGCTGTGTTGTCAATGCCGTATATATGATGCGCGTTTAGTTCGGCTTTTGAAAATGAATTATTATTCCCCATCACACTAATCAACGGCTCTTTAGTTATCGGCAGTTTCCACGCATCGAAAGCATCCCAATAGGGATCTGCTGTGTTTGCAAATAAAATTCTCCGCATTATCTTGCAATTACCGAGATACATATGCGATAGCTGGGGGCCGTTGTGATGTGTTGTTATATTTTTGACCAGGTAATTTACGACGAAATTCTTAATTGTGCTTTCTTCGGCTTGGCGTTCCATTTCGAAGTTCTGAATAACTAGCCAGTTTCTGGTCGCGTCGAAATTCAATACAAGATACAGTTGGTTTGTCTCTGTGCGCCCAATCTCGTTATAGTTGTCAACTGCAATACTGGACCAGTTTGCGTTAAAAAAATCAAAGCAGTATTGGCATCCGTCGTTAAATACGTTGTTAACAGCAATATTCCCTTCTGTTTTAGTGCGAATGCCCACGCCTTCTTTAGCTGCATCGTAATAACCGTAACCATGCCAATAGTGCGCGGTTACATTGGGAGCTTGAAACTCAATGCCGCACATATAGTGCATAGTTATCAGATTGTTGATGGTATAGTCGGAGGAGCGAGAGACGAATGCTGTTTTTCCCACAGCTGGCATATTGTGCTGGCCCATGATGTAGATTCCGGCGTCGAAATTGGACTCGGTCACATATTTGCCAGTGAAAATGCCGTATTCGAGCGCATTGTCGATTTTTGCTTCAATATTGCATCGCCAGATTCTGTGCGCCACAATGCCAGTTAGATTCTGAAGCGAGCAATCAATTTTCAATTTCCAATTTTTACATGCGATAAAAGTATCGTAGTTTTCATCGAACGTATACGACCCTTCAATCCCGAAACCGATTTCAATGGCAGGATGGACTGTATCGTTAGTTGCTATATATGGTGTTACTTGGAAATTTTCGCCGCATGTAAATACACCGTCGCACCACACTTCGACCTGCGAGAGATTAAGCGTATGATGGATATACCATTTTCCATCCGGCAGATATAATATTTTATCCGCATTCCCTCCCGCAATCCATGATTCAATAACTGACGCATTATCGAACGCAGGATTGTTCTTCTGACCGCCTAATTCTTCAAGTGATATGATTGCGATATTCGCAATTGCTTTTTCATTGTTCTCAATGCGCGAATTGAAAGCCTGCACCTCTGCGCGGTATGCTTCGATCTGCGCATTGTAGTTCCCCGTGATTGCCCAGTATGCGCTGTTGTTGATGTCGATGCCCGTTGGCACGGCCTGCATGCTCGTATAGCTGTCGCCCTCGTTGGTAACGATGGTCAGCGGTTCGTACTCGCGCGTATCGCTCCACTCAAGGGGGTTTGCGAACACGGGCACGTAGCGCGCGCCGACGTACTGACGGACGCCCTTCGCCGGAGCGTCGCTGGGCGTGTTCGCCATGGCCGCGATGCGCTTGGCCAGTACCTGCATTTGCTCATCTGTGAGGTTTCCGGGGTTTTCCATTTTAATCTCCTGACTGTTTTATCGCACGATCTCCGGCGTCTGATTCACTGTCTCGTTATTGTCCGGCTCCACTTCCCAACGCAGTATCAGACGTCCATAGGTGTCTTCCGCGTAAACGTGCCCGGTATCGAAAACGATGTCATTCCATGACTGGGGAATATATGCCACGAAATAACCTTCCAAGTTCAGTCCGAAGTAAACTTGCTTCGCTACTTGCGTGAAGACGTAATCGAGATTTTCCGAAACCCATTTCTGCACCTGCACCTCATAGTAGTCGTTGAAACCCGATTCCTTAAACTTCTCGAATTCGGTTTCCAACTTGTCCAGCGCGTCTTGCACCACCTGGTAATTTTCGTCGGTGTTCTCAGTAAAGCAAATCGTCTTCCACAGATATTCGCATATCGCCTTGATTCGCTCTTCCTGAGAGTACACATCCCAGTAGAATTTGGGAATTACCGGGGTGTAATCGGTGAAGGCCCACCAGCGCGGGGCGAATTTGACAAAATCGCCCGCATTGCATTGGCTCATCGCGCACCTCCTTAAAATGCATTCATGTCCACCGTTAGCAAACAGGTGAACAGCTCGTCCAACTCTTCCAATATCATAACATCCACGGTTTTAAAACGGGTCTGAATTTGCCCCCACTTGTCCAGCACGTCGCCCTCGGTAATATTCTCGAATTCCCTATCATCTCCGAAGCTCGCATAGTCGGAATTGCCGGACAACATCGTTTCGGGAAATTCCGAATGAATGTTCCGGCTCTTTCCGTAGGTGTTGGAGGTTTGCAAGGGGTCTAGTCCTTCTTCCTCCAACTTGTAAAGGCGCTTGTACTTCGGCATGATCTCGTTCATCTTCCGCATGAACTGCTGCTTCCAGCGCCCAGGGGGCAGAATGCCGATTTCGCGGTAGAAATAGCGCTCTTCGAACATATGGCATAAGCGGGCGTACTGCTCCTTGTTGTAGTAATCCCACGTCCAGGTGGGGTCATTCCAGTCTATCCAACCCGCCTCAATAAGCTCACCGAGTTGAATAGTTACGACGCTGTGAAAGTCCCTATCCCAGTTGAGCGGTGTCAGACTCGTTACCCCCGAGCAAATCATCGTTAGCCATCCTTTCCAGCGTGTGCGTGTAGTTGTAATTGCTGCTCTCCCACTCGCTCGCCCAGTAGACGTGAACGTTCAATCCGAAACGCTCATTCAACTTGTTCGCTGCCTCGCGACGTGCCTTGAGGGGGTTGTACCGATTCAATTCTGCAGGGCTTTGCAAACTCGTCACTTCGTCCTCAATCATGCGCTCGCTCTTCTGGGTGAGGGAGTCGATGCCGAGCAGGGTGTAGACCTGCGTCCAGATGTTGCCCTGGGCCGTCTGCAATTCCTCGCCGATAAAGGGAACGTTGAGGTTGAGCACGGTAATGGACTCGACCAGCTTCTTCATGCGCTTAGTGCCCAAAATAGCAGGTTCCCCGCCGTAGAGCTGTTTAAAGATGTTGATTCCGTCAAGTTCCTCCACGCCGTTCTCATCCACGGCCAGCGCTACTGGCTTGTGCTGCTGTAGAAGGTTGATGTCAAAGGTGCGGTCGCACAGCGCCAGACGGCGCGCGAATACCGACAGCTTCCACATGAGGGGGGTGCGCATGAGGTTGTCGTAGACAATAGCGCCGTTGCTCCAATTGCAGGAGAAATTGGGCTTTCCGGCTTGGCCCATGGCGCGCCAGCGCTGGGGCAGGTCGTACTTGTTGGGTTGCCCCTGCTGAATCGCTTGGAGGGAGTACCACACGCCCGCATTCTTGGCGATGGTAGCCACGCCCTCGGTGAGCAATTTCCATTCCAGATATCGCTCGTTGCAAGTCTCCGGCAACCCCTCCCAGCGGAAACGGGAGAGTGCCAGACCCATGAGCCAATCCTCGTAGATGAGCGCCAGCTCCTGATTGTAGGCCGCGCTCTGCCAATAGCGAGCGTCGTTCTTTCCGTGTCGTTTGCTTCGTCTTGCCATGTCAGTTCTCCCACACACTCGTCGCGCCAATTATAGCAGGTTCACGCCATACCGTCGTGCCCTCGATGAGCACCGAGCGGATGAGCGCGGCGGTGGCCTGCGAGCACTCGCGCGGCACCACCCACACATCGTCGCACTGCCAATACGTGAACGATTTCATCACCTGCCACCCCGAGAAGTCCCAATGCTGGTTGAGCTGGTAGCCGTAGCGGGCGAACTGCGCGGCTGCGGACTCGATGGCACCGCGCCCTTGCGTCTCGACCCATGCGAACCAACCGAGCGGCATAGTGTCGGCCTTCGCTGCATCGGACACGCTGCCCGCTTGCATGGGCGCGTCCAGAGCCGCTTGCTTAATGCCGTTCTCGATAGCGGAGAGGGCCGTGGAGCGCGAGCGTCCGGCGTTGGCGACGTTGGTATTGTACCCGCGTTGCATATTCGCCTTGTTGACCCCGGCGCTGCGGTTGTTCTGCGTTGTCTGGCTCGTTGTCTCGGTGTTGAGGTTCGTTGTCTCTGCCCGCTGCTTTCGGCGGGTGTTGATGAGGTTGAGTTGGTTGCCCTCGGTATTTCGAACGCTGTTGGATTGCTTCGTCGCGCTTGTGATTTCCTCGCGCGTGGTGATGGCGATTCCCACATTGGCGGTGTTCGCCTGCATCGATGTGGATTGATTGAAGGCGTATTGGAAATTGCTCGCGGCGGTGTTCAAGGCCCCCGCGAAGTCCATGCTCACCGCTTGCGCGATTCCCTGGCCCGCACCCACACCAAGCGCCAACTGCCCCGACTGAACGGCGGCGTTCACGTTGTTCATATTGCTGACAGCTGCAACCTCGTTCTGCGCGTCGGTGATGGTCTGGGTGAGCAGGTTGGCGTTGTTGGTGAGGATGTTGTTTACCTCGATGGTGTTTCCCAGCACGGTATTCTCCATGTCCTGCGACTCCGCGAGCACAGCAAGGGCCGCTGAAACCGAGGTGGCAAGGTTGGCAATGGACAGGCCAACGGAATCGATACCGTTGTCAAGCGCCGTCTTAGCGCTCGCCGTCGCGCTCGTGTAGGCGTTCTGCAACGCCGTGGTGGCCTGGGCACGGTCGAAGTGCGTCGCGTAGTCGTTGACCTTGGCCGCGCTCATGTACACCTCGAACGTGGGAATGTTCCAGGTTCGAAGAGTAGAATAGGCGTTGCCCGCTATGGTCGCCGTATGCTGTGAGACATTGGCGAATGTCACCGTTGAGCTAGCGCCGCCTATGCCCGTTAGCTGAGCTGTGATAGCGATAAAAGGGGCTATGAAGTCAAGGGCCGCAACTGCGCTTACCGTGCCGTCGGTTTCCTCGATGCGAATCTCCACGCTTTGCCCGTTATGATCTGCAACCATGAGACGGGCATAGGGGTATGTATAGAGCTTCGCCATATCGGCGTAGCGGGAATCATACCCGAAAAGCTCCTTAGTCAGCTTCACCAGTTGCGTGGTCTGCCTTGTTTTCAGAACCAGCTCGCGCACCGTCACCCCTGCGAACGTGAAAGTGTCTCCCGTGTCGACAAGCGATTTCGGTGCGAACCATACCGCCTTTATCGTCTGCATCGCCTGGGGGGTGTTGGCTATAATGCTGTTGATAAAAGATTCAAGGTTCGAAGGTTCGACGGCGATAGCAGGAGCGCGGGGGCTGGAAGCGCCGCAAAACGCATCAGCCGGGGTTTGCCACGTATTAGCCTTCTTGCTACCCCATGCCGAACTTTTTACATCGCTCGTCATCGACACGACGGCCCACACGTCGCCATTGTAAATCACATCACCCGCATTGTTCGAGCGCTCGAAACCGCCATAGCTAATATCCGGGGATTCGAGATAGGTGCAATTTGCACGTGGGTTGGCAAGGTAGGCATCTGCCGAAGTCTTTGCCATCGGCGCGTGGCCGCGAGCGAGCATCATGCCCGACACTTCGACAGAGTTAATGTAGGTAGTCCACACGTCCAGGGACACATGGCAGAGCGTCGTAGAGGGTGCCAGCTCTTCCAGCGCCTCGCAGAAATAGTAATAGCGGTGACGGGCTGGCGCGGCGTTCTCGATGGGGTTGGCAGCCGTCGGCATGGTGGGGTATTCGAGCACGATGTAGTTGTACTGGGTCGCCGCGTTGAACGGCACGGGAACCTTCACCGTGTTGTCCGGCTGTACTTGGAACATGGTCGGCTCGTCCACCTTGTAGCCGACCAAGTTGTCGAAATAAGCGTCCCGCACCGCGTCCGTCTCCCAGTGCACGACGTTTCGGTAATCGCTATCCCAGCTGACTGCGCATAACTTTATGCGCGCGTTGTCCTCCCAGCGCGAGTAATCGAAGTTGTTTCGATATTTCCATACGTCGATGTTCGACAAATGCGGAAATGCCGTGTCTCCGATATGGGGGAAATCTCGTTCCATTTACTTGCCTCCTTTTAAATACAAACGAGGGCACCGCAACGGGTGCCCTCATTCTAGCAGGTTGCAGCTGCAAGCTACTGCGCCGTGGTGTCCGTCTCCGTGCCGTGCACGTCGGTCGTGCCGCTCGCGCCCTTTCCGGTGCGTTTTTTGGCCTTTGCAGTGGGCTTCACGGGGTCGGTCGCGCCGGTTGTCGGCGCGGTGATCGTCACCGCATGGCTCGCCGTGTACTTGCTCGTTGTCGCACTGGGGTTGATATACGCGCTCGTGGCCGTCACCGTCACAACTGCCCCTGTCGGCATATCCTCTGCGATATGAAGCACCGCGAACTTATCGACGTAGGTCTTCATGGGGTCGATATCGATAGGCGAGCCGGGGGTGTCGTCGGACTTGGCGGTCACCGCCGACACTTCGAACAGCGCCGCATCGGGCTCCACGGCGACGCCGTACCCGGCGGGGGTCGTGGTGCCCGTCAGGTTCACGGTAAGCTGAACATCGGTGCCCGCCTCGGCGGTGGCCGCGCCCGTCACCGCGATGCCGGTAACCGCCTGCTTGACAGTCGGAATGGTCGTGCCGGTATCTCCAACCGTGAACAGGATTGCCGGAACGAACGGCGACGCGCTCACGATCTCCCAATGATGCAGGTAGTAATTGGTCGCCAGCGTCTCGGCATTGTAGAAGGAGGTGTTCTCGTAGAGGGTATCCTGCAGAATGAAGAAGTCCTCGGTGGTCAGCATCGCGACAGTGTTCGGAATAGGGAACTCGTCCACGATGATCTGGCGCACGTTCACCTCGGCCATCTCCACATGGAAGATGCTGGACAGCACTTCGACGGACAGCGACGCCGCGACAGCGGGCGTCACGAGGAGCACCAGCTCCGAGGGTTTCGCGAACACCGGAACGGACACGTTCGCCGCGTTGTATCGCGCGCTCGGGAACTGGAGCATTCCCACGAGCGTGCGAACTGCGGTCAGGAACTCCTTGCCGCTCGCCTCGTCGCTCGGAACCTTCGATAGCGGATACTTGTAGAAACCGTAGGCGTTCTCATAGGTCGCCAACATATTGAGCGCAATTCGGTACTCGTCGTAATTGTCGGAGTTGACGGGGGCCTGCATGATACCCGCAACAAGGCGGTTCAGGCCGTAATCATCCAGAAATGCGTTCTTCAATTCAGGCAGCACTACCGAAATAGGATATTTGTCCTGACGGTTCTGAGTGTGATACGCCACATCGCCCTCGGGTCGGTGCAAGCGCAGCAGGGATTCAACATCGTCCTTGTAGGCGTGGGCCTTAACCCAGTTGAGCGCGATTTCCTGGGCGGTCGTACCATAATTGAGTTTGGCGCGCCTGAAGACGGCCAGCGGGTTAGTCCATTCGAGGTTGCGCACATAGGTGTAGGCAATGCGGTTGACCAGAACGTCCATGAACTGGTTCAGATAGGCATTGTTGCCCGGTTTGAACAGCGCGCGCCACGTCGCCTCCAAAGAGTTGACCGTGGGATTTGGAATGCGCTGCTGGAAGTCGTTGCCCGCCTCCAACCAGATTTTCTCAGTGATGACGGAATTTTCAAGTGCCATGTTTCTACCTCCTTTAGATGTTCAGCTCGTCGGCCAGATCGTCCCAGTCGCGCGCCGTGATATCATCGTCATCGTCGATGTCATCAGGGACAGGTGCGCCGTCGCCCTCGTCGGCCCCGTTGTCGCTCGCGATGCCCTGAATAGCGTCGAGTCGGCGCATGACGGCGTCGTTGTGCTCGGCGAGCTGTCGGCTCAAGTCCTCGATGCGCCCCACGATATCGCGGAACTCCTCGATACGGTGATCCGCCTCGCCTTCGTCGATACCGCGGACGCGCTCGATATCGTCGCGCAGCTCCTCGTTTTCCTCGTCCATGATCTTCCTTTCGTGTCGGGGATTCGCCTTCCGCGCATTATAGCACGATAGAAAAAAGCGCCCCCGCCGACATGATAGCGGCGAGGGCAGATAGGAGTTTGCCACAGCATCGGGGGCGCGCCTGAAAGCCGTACCCTGGGGCCGCCCGTGCGGCGCGCTCTTCACGCGGGGTGTCCGCATTCGGGCTACTCGGCGACTGCACCGCCGCGCCCTGGCGAGCCCCATTATCTCACCGAAGACCGTAGAGCGCAAGGCAGTCGGCGAGCGCCTGGCGCGTCCCATCGGAATCGCAGCGCACGAGGCCATATTGGTAGACTTCCAGAAGGTAGCGCATCGCCGATTCGTTGCGCTTGGCGAAAAGCGCGTTGAACTCCCCGTCATCGTTGGTGAGCGCGTAGAGCGGAGATGCATCGCGCGGAAGCTTGGCGGTCACGTAAAGATAGCCCTCCCGCTCGTCGCTCCAAACGGCGAGACGGTGCCCCCGTCCCTTTATCGCGAACTCGAATTTGGCCCGGGCGGGCTTGCGCCCGACGAAAAGCCCCGTGGCATCCTGGAAAACGTTGTCCATGGCACCGCCCGCGCCCTCGGCGAGCGATGCGAGCGCTCCCGCTACCGTCTCCGTGCGCCGTCGGCGGGTGTGCTCGGTCGGCTCCACGTAATCGAGCAGAAGGCGACGCCCCAGCCCGGGAATCTCGTACCACGTTTTTCCGAACTCGGGCGGCTTGCGTATGCCCATCACCGTGAAATAGGGATTTCGCATCGATAGCGCATTGGCAAGCAGGTACACGCGCGGCTCGTGCCTACGGGGCACCCCCGGAACCTCGCGGCTCACAGAATCGATCATCTGGGTCAGCACGTAGTACTCATTGGGCAAATAGCGCTGGAATCGGTTCATGGCCCGGTCTATGATCGCCTCATCGAGCATTATCCGGTACACATCCGCGAATGTTCGCTGCTTGAATTGCTGCATTTGAGAGAGCGCGCCGAAGTACCCCATTACCTGCCAATTTGGTTTATCGCCCTCGGGCACACGCTCGGCAATCCATGCGGTGCTCGCGTCGGTTTTGAAAATGTAGTTCGGAAATTCCACGTCGGGCCCCTGCTGCAATTTGTCGAAGTAGCCCGACGATACCGGTGCCAAATCGGTCTTGAAGCGCACGAGCTGCACGAAGCGGCTTTTGTCTTTAAGGTAATCGCGCACGAATTGACGGCGCAGCCCGTAGGTCTTCCCCGCGTCGCGCGATGCGCAAACCATGGTCATATATGCGTCTTTTGAAAATGTGTCGCCCCAGTCGTAGAATTTACTCTCTGTCAAGGTAAGCACCTCCCTCGTTGTGCCCCAGAAACTTCACCGCATCGTCCACCTCGCGCCCTATCTCGCGCAAATACTGAAGGTTCTGGGCATTGGAAATCTTCGTTGTGTCGCCGATGACGCGGGCAGATGGATAGAGCGCGACCGAGGCGGGGGCGTCCACATGGGCGGTATTGCCGCGCCAGTCGGTCACATCGCGTCGCACACGTTCGGCGGGGTGCGGGTGGGTTCTCTCCAAGTGGTAGCAAAGTCCGTAATCCACCACAGAATTATAACCGAGCAGCGATGATGCCACGTCCTCGAATCCCATACCCGCCGCTTCCATGTCGCGAGCCCAATCCTCGGCATTGTAACGATCAGAGGGACGAGACAGCCCCGCGCAGATGATATGGTACGCGCCGAGCGCGTCCCTGTCCATGCGCGCCTTGTTCCATGCCTCCCAGTGCAGGGGGTAGCGCGTCGCGCCACCGCAATCCTCGATATCGAACTCGCCGACGCCTGAAAGCTCGCTCGCCAAATAGGGGAAGTTGCGGCGCACGCGCTCGCTCCCATGATCGATGGCCGCACGGGCCGCGCGGTGCAGCGGCGCGAGTGCGGTCAGTATCTCGGCATCCGTCACATCACTGTCGCATGCCAGCTTAATTGAATCAGTGTCCCCGCCGCATGCCCTCGCACGACCTCCCAGCGCCGCATAGAGCAATTCGAGCGCTATAACGAGGTGCATTCTAGAGCCGCCCACGATGCGACTTCCGAAGTTGTACAGAACTTTCACCGCCTTGGGCTTTAGATCGTCGTAGGTTTCGAGACTGGCGACAGTCGCACGGTCTACCTCCAAAGTGCCGTCGGCGAGACACTTGTAGGAGGGTTTCATTATGTCCTGGGCCTGTGTGCCGTAAATGCCATTGAACATTCCCTTGACAGTCGAATTGTAATAGGCTTTTAGAAACGCAGGCGAGGCGACACCCGTCCGCACGTCCTCGGCGATGGCCTCGGGCACCGTCGCCCCTATGGGGCGCTCGTAGGGCACTCCCTCCTCGTAATGGTTGACAATTTCCTTCATGGCGTTCTTGGTCGCGTAGAGCACATGGGTTTGCAGCACGAGGTAATCCGGTGCCTTCACGAAGTTCTGGGAATACTCTCCGCAGATGACGCGCATATCGTCCCAAACGTAGGCGCGCGACAGGTTCCATAATTCGACCTCTGTCAGATGCAGGGTCGCGGCGTCGGCGCTTATGAGCTTGGAGAACGCGAAGCGCGCACCCGTGGCCGAGTCCATCCAACCGCTTTGCCGGGTCGCCTCCTCGGCAACGGCGCCGGAGGGCGTCATGAAATCAACGTCGCCGATTTTCGAGGTAAATTTCCCCTGGGGTATGAGCGCGATTCCCTCGCGCTCGAAGACGGTTCCCGGCCTGAGCCGGATACCTGTGAATCGAATGCGCGCATGGAGAGCGAACGGAAACGGGCACCAATAGCTCCTCAGCACTTCCGCGCGGCTCGTCTCCAATATGCGCTCTGCCACCCGCTGCAACGGCTGTGCTGTTTTCGGCACACGGAAATTTCGCGGCATATAGCGTCCCGCTATGAAAAGATGGTGCATGCTCGTCACATCCAGGCTCGCCACATTGATCTGCACCGTAGCGGCGAGGTTCGCGGCGGTGAACGTCAGCCCCCCTCTGAAACAAGCCTTGCGCAATGCGTACAAATAAAAATTCGGGGCCCATTCGCGTATGCAGGTCATTTTGAAGGCATCGAAAAGCGAATGACGATGACCATTGGAGAACGTCACGCCCTCGCGCCCTATGGTGCGCTGTGCCATCTGACGCACCAGCGATGTTTTAGTGAGCACCGTACATCCCAGCATATCGGCGTCGAGCCACTCGTTCGCCTCAGTGAGCCAGCGGAGATATGCGGGGATAACCTGCACGTCGCGCGCCGCATAGTGCAGCTCGTCGGCAGTCAAGGGAGTTTCTGGTGCGCGAATTAGATTGTAATCCCAATCGCCGAGCGCCTTTGCAAGTCCGCAGGTGCGCCCCATCGCGGCGAGTCCGCCCATTTCAAGATAATAAGTGTCCCATAATCGGAGACATATATCGCCCTCGTAGCACAAATCGAGCGTATAGACATGGGTCGATGACTGTGCATTCACCGCAATTTCGTAGTCTCGCGCCAGATCGTGCATGAGCGGTTGCAAATCGAACATGAGATTGTAGGCGCACACCACGGGCACGACGCCCGCCGAATATCCCCATTGCATGAGGTCGCCCAGCCATTCAAGCACATCTCCCGCATAGCGGTAATAGCGGATATCATCGCAGGTATCGACCTCGTAGGAGCTTATATCGACGTCGCGCACATCGTTGCAGATATACAGGCAGGGGAACGCGACGGAGCGCGCCCCATCTTGGAGCGTGGTCGTCTCCGTGTCATATATGCCCGCTACCTTGAATGGAAGTTTACGCGACATTGTAGACGGGCACCGTGTAGGCTAGAAAATCGTTGGGGTAATTTCCGTCTGCCTCCAAGCCCTCTCCCATGGCCAGCTGAAGCGGGTTGGACATATCGGCCGTATCGGCGATTATCCCGGCCCCCGAAAGCCCTTTGGCACGTCTTAAAGCCTCTTTGTTCTGTCGCATTACATCGTTGAAGATCGCTTGCAAATCGTCGGTTCCGTAATAGCTCATAATGCTGGCGTATCGGTCGCGCCCCCGGCCCGCCCATGCGTGCTTGGTCGCGTTCCAAAACAGCTGCACGTTCTCCTTTGGGAGAGAGCCCGCACCGGCGCTTCCGGCCTTCATATTGGCTCGGAACATGACGTTTCGCCGCTGAACTGCATTTGTGCGAGCACCTACCGTGTAACGGCCGAGGCTCCGAGCAGCGCGCTGGGCTTCTGACACATCCGCATCAGTCGGATTCTTCCCCTGATAGCTTTTGGATATCTGGCGCATGATCTCGGCACGGTACGCCCTCACCTGGCGCGTGTTCTTTACCTTGCCTGCCTTTATATCTCGGTCAAGTCTCTCCAGCGAGCGCTTCGCACGTCGGCGAGCATTGTAAATCTCGTCGGTTCTCTCTTCCTTCGCTGCATCGCGTCCCGCGCGCGGCCTTCTCGCCATGACTTCCTCCTATCGAAAAAAAACGCCCCCGCCTTCTGGCGAGGGCGCACCTCATCGAATGTCCGTGCCCTGTTTTTTAAAACTGAGGCACCAAGTTCTTGATGGTGTTGCCGTTTGGCAAATCCTTGGCAATGAAAGCGCAATGGATGCAGCCATCGGGCAGGGTGTTCTTGCCGAAGTCGGCGAACATGGCCGCGATTTCGCGAACGGATGACGCCACGCCCTCTGACTGGCTCATGAGGACAGTGCCGTCCTTGAGAACGAGATAAGTATCCGTACAAGGGGTGTTGGGGAGTCGGGGATCACGGGACTTGCGAATACCCGGCTTCGTGACGCAGTCCACGATATCGAGGATTTCGCCCTCGTGGCCGTTCAGCGAATCGGCGCTGTTGAGCGTCTTCAAGGTCGCAAGTTTGCCCTCGTTGGTGGACAGATCGAAGGTGTTCACGTCCCCCTGGATGGAGTTGCACGCGCTCGCAGCGGGCGCAAGTTCGGCGGGGTCTGCAACGTAGGCGGTTAGTTCCTGGGTCATTTCAAATTCCTTTCAGGTTAGGCGGTGATCTCCGCATGAATCATAAAATCTTCGAGTGGCATTGAGTAGTAATGGGTTTCGGTTTCGACATGATTGATCGTGATCGTCTTATCTCCTAATTCGCGCCGTAGCTTGCGCGTGGCCCTCTCGGGAGTGTAGCGACCTGGCAGTTCCTCGCACACGTCGAAGAACTCGCCGTCCTTGAGCATCTGGCCGGAACATCGCGAGAGGGCAATGGTTCGCCCGATGCGCCGTCTGTAGTCGATTTGAGCCAGTTCCATTCGAGTTTGTCACCTCCTTTTTTCGACGTAATGAAGTCTAGCTGTTTAACTCAAACTCTGCAACAGTATTTTCTAACTTTTTTGTTTCAGTAAATCGTTAACACGCTTCTGCACAGCATCATAGGCGCTTCCTAGATTGCTTTTGCGGGTTTCGCCATTGCCCCACTTACCGGCTATGACCTCGCGGGCCACTTTATCGACTCCCGTCCATTTTCCCGTTAGATCGTGGTTGACGATAAGCTGGACAATGTTGCCAAAGTCCGCCAGCTTCTTTCTGCGCTCCTCGCCATTGCCCCACTTACCGGCTATTACCTCGCGCGCGACAGCATCGACATGAGCGATATTAGAGGAAACTTTCAGCGTGTATCTTGAATAATTGAGATCGACATTACCGTTTATTCCAGGCACGTTTCCCTTTTCCGAATACTGCCACAACTGCCAGGCGCTTGTGTCCGGCTGGGTTGAAGACCAACGCGCCACCCATTTGACATAACCGTTGACATTGGACAGGTTCTCACACCACCATGCTTGGCTGGCATAGATGCCGGGCACAAATCCAGCGGCTTTGACGCGCGAGCAGAATATAACGGCATGGGAGGCGCTTACCGCTTCCGTCCCCGGCTCCTCCGTATCGAAGAAAAGCGGATAAGCCATTGCATCGCGATATGGCGCGCACAGTCTTATAGCATGCTCGGCCTCGCTCATTGCCTGGGTCGAGCCCTTGGCGTAACTGTACAGATAGCAGCCGAAGGGAACACCCAGCCGCACGCATTCATTAGCGTTGCGTTTGAACTGCTCGTCATCCTGGTTCTCGAAATTCGAGCCATAGCCGCAGCGGATAATGGCGTGGTACCCTGCTGACTTCACGCGCTCCCAGTCAATGGAACCATTGTGATAGGAAACGTCAATTACCTTCTGCATCTCCGCCAACCTCATCATTCTGCTCGCGTTTGTCGAATATATGCAAGAAAGAACTGTCCGCCAAATCGGGGTTCAGCAGAACGACATTCTCTAAAATGCTTCCCACCTCGGCAACGCAAATCCAAACGAAGGCAAGCGAGAAACAAGCATCGCCGTAGTCATAGGGCAGCTCGTAGTAGTTCAAAAGCGCCTGAATGATGAGGCACACGCCCAGCACCACCAGATAGGCAAATTTGTGCACCAGCCCCTCGCGCATCTTCGTACTGGAAAATCCCTCGCGCAACGTGTGCCCGATAGTTCCGACTATATAGTCGATGATAACCAGCAGCAAAAGCAAAACCATCGGCTCGAATGTCATAGCACACATCCTTTCATGACAATGGCGCACACCACGCCGTCTTTCATAGCCTGTCCCTTCTCTTCGGTTTTATCTGACGGTTGAAGTCTATCATGCCCCCGGTACGGATGCGATAGAGCATTTCCTCGCGCCTGTAAACATTGTCCAGCGATTCGAGAAGTCTCCCTATCTGCCAGCAGAGCAGGGCGACGGAGAGGATGAGCAGAAGCAAGCAGACTTCAAGGAGGTAAATTGATTCGATCATTGCAAACACACTTTAACTTCGAAATGATTTCCACAGCACGGGCACATGATAGTTAACACTTCCGAAACTGGTTCATATGGCGTCTCATCAGTTATAACATCGCCTGATACTGCTTTAGGGTGCACGTACTTGCGCATAGGGCACACCCATATGGCCTTCCCACGCCTAATGGCGCGCTGCATGGTCGAGCGGTCGCATCCGGCATAAGCAGCAGCCCGCGCCTGAGACGGAAACACCTTGTTGCCGAGAATAACTCGCTTAGACATGGGAAGGCCTCCTATAAACGGGTTTCCGGAAGTAATCGCATATATTGGAGAACGGCACTTTCTCGCAAAAGCTGGGGGTGTGGGAGTATAGGGAGATAGTTCCGTCTGCCTCGCGCTCGAATTTGTAATAGTACCCGGCATTGATCGCGTCCATATCTTCAGCCAGTAGCAGGTACTCCACATCATCGCTTGCCATGATCTCCATTGCATGAGCATAGGCGCGGAACGTATCGAAATGTTCATGACGCATCTCGAAGCTTACCCCAATTTGATAACGGACGGGATCTAATTTAAAACCGTCAGGGTAAACATACGATTTCAACCACTCTACATTGCTTCGGTGAATTTCAAACCAGCTGCTCATTTTTATTCCCCCTCCCCGTAAAACCATGTTTGCAAGCTAGTAAGGCATGACTCGCACAGTGTGATAGGTTCTCCCTTTAAATCTCTCGTATATAACCCAAGATACACACTTCCGCTGAAATGATGTACAGAGCGCCCAAATCGCTCTCTGACTTTCTCGTACACACCAACGAAAAAAACAGACAGACCGTTATTTTTAACGCTCTCTGTGCATTCCTCCCCACACCGATCGCAGAAATAACGCACTTCCTGTTTCTTCATTTTTCCTCCTATCACTTGCAACTTTTGCAACATTTTTTTGTTGCAAAATGTAGCATAACACGCTATAATAGGTTACGTCAAGAAGGCGAACATAGATAGAAGTTTGAAATGACTTTGGAACAACTCATCTGCTACAAGCGCAAAAGCTCAAAGATCGTTGTCACCAAGATGACACCCTCCACCGAGGAGCAGGAACTAATTTTCTCCGGATATGAAACGGGCATCTGCGACGAGGATACGCCGGAGTTTATGGAGTTCTTCGAGGAGTATAAGAACCATCTTGTTATCAACTTCGGAACCGTGATTGATCGAAACGGTATTCCCTACACCGACGTTTTGGTGTATGCGTAGTAGGTGCGAATTATTCTAGCCTAACCCCAGCCCCGGCCATTCCAGCCGGGGCTTTTCTCGGCCCGCTGGTTTGTGTTCGTTTCGTGTGCGTCGGCGAGCGGTTGGGCTGGGAGATGCTAGTCGGGCGCAAGGGGGGCGGAGCTGGGACAGGGGAGGA